GCGCAACGTAGTCGGTCCCGGCAGTGGCCGCAGTGAACGCGCTCGTACCATTGCCTTTCAGGACGCCAGTCAGCGTCGTAGCGCCAGTCCCACCGTTGCCCACGGGCAAAGTGCCCGTCACGCCCGTAGAGAGCGGAAGTCCAGTTGCATTGGTGAGCGTGCCGGAAGAGGGCGTTCCTAGAACCCCGCCGTTGACTACAACCGCGCCGGAAGATCCGACGTTAACGCCCAACGCCGTTGCTACGTTCGTCCCAAGGCCCGACACACCGGTTGAGATTGGCAATCCGGTGGCACTAGTCAGCGTGCCTGATGACGGGGTACCAAGCGCTCCACCATTAACAACAACCGCCCCAGCAGTGCCAACGTTTACGCCTAGCGCGGTCTGGACCCCAGTTCCAAGCGCGGAGAGCCCCGTACCACCATTGGCAATAGGCAAGATGCCCGTGACCTGCGTGGTCAAGTCAACCACACCCAGCGCCGACTTCAAACTCCCCATAGCGTTGAATGTGCCGTCCGTCGTCCACGTGTCATTGACCGCAAGAGTTACCTTGGCTAGCTGGCGCTGAGTCCCGTTGTTGTCGTAGATGATCGTAACGGTGACGGACGCCGTGTCGCGGTTCTGGATCGTAAGCGACTTGATCACCCGCCGCGTAGACGCCGCAGGCGCGGACACCAGCGTAACGGACGTGGTCCCATTCAGCGCCCCATCATTGGCGCCTTCAACAAGGCTGCTAGTTGTGGAGTCGGCGTAGGCGGCGGTGAAATCCGGGTTGGTCGTAGCCGCTGCGCCCGACATGACCGCCGTGATGGTCTTTGTGGTTGAGTCTAGGACGAGCGTGGACATAATGTTCCCTTACGACAAGAACCACGTGAACCGACTAGCAATAGCCGTCGTGGACGCTGGATACGTCACAAAGACGTTTTTGATCCCAGCACTGAAGTTGACCAGACTGCCGGCGTTGCTTGAGGACAGCACAACGTCACGCGATAGCGTAGTACCGGACGAGGTATACGTACCGACTCCAACTTCCCAGTTAGAGCCGGATTGATCCGCGATACAGTAAACGGTGGAGTTGCCGTTCCCAACAGCGGAGAACGACTGAAACCCCGTAGCGGCCCCCGCCAGCGTTACAGCGCCAGTCCCCGTGGTCGTCGTTGTCTCTTGTACGCGGTCTGCGACTACAAAAGCCATTGTGGGGCCTCACCCCGCCATTACGCGGATAGGGAGAACGTGTAGGTAACCGTCAGCGTATCACCGTTGACAACAGAGCGATCACCGGGCGCTTGGAAGTCCGCCGCCGAAAATAGCGTACCGGACGTGCCAGATGCGGCTGAAGCCAAAAAAGCCCCGCCAACAGTGGCCGTAGCATTGATCGCAAACGTTGCCTTGCTAGCGCTATTGGTAACAACCGACGGATTAGCAGCGGTTGCCGCAGCAAACGTTGCAGCGGGGCGGTTGCCACTGTACGGGTTAATTTCCGTCCAGCCAGCATGCGAAGACAGCGTGTCCCCAGCGGCGGGAGTATTCGACGCTCCAGCGCCGTACAGCCCAAGGTACCACGACGTAAGTTGCGTAGTGCTGGTGAGGGCAACGCCCGCCATGTACTGAAGGCCCACGTTTACCACAAGATTGTGGTTCTCGGTTGCCCACTTCAGGTTACCGTCTTTGTCGAAACATTCGACAAGAAACGCGCCTTTGGCCGTGGCGACCGCGTCCGCGCCCGTCCCCCGGACAACAGCAGCTGCTACGGTATCGGTGCTACGCGCTTTTTCGAGACTCATGTTAAACCTCTTAGTTGGAAGAGCGGATCAACGCCGTTGTTGCGGTAGCCCCCGGCACCTGTACTTCAAACGTGTTGATGCAGGTTTTGTCAGACCCGAAATCCAGTACCACGATCGACCGGTTGGCTTTGCTGGCATTGTAGAGCAGCGCGCACCGAGTGGTAAAGGCTGCCGGGACCCAGAGCACGTTGTTGAACGTTACCCATGCAGTGTAGCCGCTGCTGTTAATTGTCACCCCGGTTACTACGTTTCCACCTGCGCTGTACCCCGTACCCGTGATCTCATTTGCCGTGGTATAGACGGTCGTAGACGCATCGAGATTGGCTTCCGCCGTATACAGCGCGAGCTTCAGCGTGTCCGTTAGCAGGTTATGAATAGCCTGATACAACTCCGCCTTAAAGCTCGTAGTCTGCGTCTGGACGATCATTTGACCGGGTTCCTTACCTGACCGTCACGATAAGCATCCATACGCTGCTTGCCGTCGCCAAGATTCTTGAGAAGCGCCAGTGATTGGCCGTAGAGCTGAGCATACATGTCCATCTGCTCTTTTTCGGCTTTCATGAACCTAGCGGCTTCGACAACCGTCGCATTCAAGAGCGCCGAGTCAAAATTGTCGCCCAGCCACGTGGTGCCTTCTGGGTTGCTTACGCCACTTACCGGCACGCTAAAACTTGTACCGCCCGACCCAATAGCCGATGCTTCGCATGACAACACATTACCTACGACATAGAAGACACCGGGGTTCTCAAGAATCGCCGAAGTAACCACGCCGCCCGCCGAAACAGTGATCCTTGCCGTAGCGCCTGAACCCGATCCGCCAGTGAGCGGGACGCCAAAGTAGACGCCCTGCGTGTACCCAGAACCGCCACTGACCGCACCAAACCCAGTTATCGCCCCTTGGACAATTGACTCTGGGTAATAGTAATAGTTCAGCTCAACGTAGTACGACTGATCCGGCGTGGGCCCAAGCAAGAAAGAGAGCTCGGTCTCCGCTGCGCTTTGTGGGCCAAAGATCGCATAGTGCCTTGGGACTCCAGCTGCGCTTGCGCCTGCCACTGGGTACGCTTCGCGAATGAAGTTGGCGTCTTTGTTTAACAGATACGTATACGTACCCGTATTGATGTTGCCGCCTACTACCCCGGTAATTACCGCGAGTGAATAGACCGAGAGAAAGTCTGATGGCGCGGAAAGGTACTGATTATTCGCCGTAGTGGTGCCAGAGACGTTCTTCCGCAGATTGGAGATCTGCACCGAGTTGTAGATGATCTGCTCGGCCTGACGGACGAACAGCGCCATCTGAGCATCGGTGAAAGTATTCTCAACGATGTTCGCAACATTGGTTGCCAACTCAGTGTACTGCATGATTACGCCATCGGCCCACGGGCCATCACGCCCTTAGTCGCAGCACCAGTCCCACGGATTTTGATCCCCGTAGTCTTGACGTTTTTCTCCGGATACCCCGAGTTCTTCAGGTCTACTTTGGGAGCTGGCTTCGTCTGGTTGGAGTCTTTTTTCATCTCAAGCCCCAGTCATGCGGGTACGCCGCATCGGCTTCTGTTGGTTTGCAACCTTCGCGAGGTTACGCCCAAGTTGTTTCATCTGAAGATTGGTCTTGCCGCCCTTGGCAAACTTCGTAGGCTTTTTGCCCGGGTGCATGTTGGCTTCGTGCTTATGCACCGCTTTCTTTGCGTCCATGATCGCTCCTAAGTCGTAGCAACTGTAACTGTACCAACAGACGTGATCGCCACCAAGTAGTTTGGCGTCAGTCCAACGTCATTTGCGCTCGCTCCACCCACAGGATTCCAGCCCCACTGAATGTCCCGAGATCCGCCAGTAGGATTGCCGTCAACGTTTACCCCCGCTGTTACGTAACTAGTATCCCGCCTTGGATTCCTGAGCGCTTGCGGGTCGTCTACAGGATACATACCCAACTGCAACTGGGGGTGATCTGGGTCCCAGCACTCCCGGCACACTAGCACATTGACGGGCTTCGTTTTGACAATCAGTGTGCGAAGGGTGCGCAGGCGAAAGCCAAACCCACAGCGATCACAGACCCCAATTGCCTTCTTGTTACTGGCGAACCGATTACCCACTACATCACTCCACCGATGAAGGCCCGTCGCGGCACGAGACGAACTGCAGCTTTCTCACGGTCTTCACCTGCCGCCAAGTTGAACTGCTCGTCGTACGCCGCTTTCAGCATGTCAAGCCGAGGCATCAGCTCTGGCACTTTCATTGCGATGTAGTACGCAAGGCCAGCCACAACGCAGGGCAGGAATCGGAAGTTCATGTCTGCAGTTTCAATGCCGTTCCCGGCGTCCTGCACGCGCCTCATGCGCCAGTACACGAATTGATAAGTCTGCGAGTTGTCCGGCGTGGGCCACACTGTGATGGCCGGCAGGTTGGGGTTGTAAACGATTGCGCCAGACGTATGCGCTGCAGCCGTTGTTCCGTTCTGGCCGCGCGCTACACCACCCAAACTATTGCCATCCAGCCAGCCATAGTAGATATCTTCGGATCCGAGGCGGATGAAGCCAGCAGAGGCAAGATTTGCGGTCGAGGAGAGTGTGATAGTGGTTGTGGAACTGGTGATGGTCCCGTTGAGCGTAGCGCCCGTGGGCGATACCTGCCCCGACAACCGCTGAACCCAAACCTGAATGGGACGCCCCGGAGCTAGCTTGTTCGGGATCGTAGCGTACGTCGAAACGCTGATCCGCGTGATGTTCAGGTCTGCCTGCGTTGAGGCAGCGTTTTGCCCCGTGCGGATCACGTGGTCCAGCAGATCGATGGTATCAAGGGGGAGAGCATAGGTGTTCAGCCCGGGCGTCAGGGTCAGCGTACCCTGCTCGATTGTCCACATGTTGATGCCACGATTTTGCCACTCAATGGTCATCAAGTTCATAGACCGGCGAGCAGTTCGCAGGTCATAGCCAGAACGCATCTCGCGCCCAGCCCGCTCCCACGCCTCTTCAGCGATGTCTGTGAACTCTAAGTTGAACGCCGTGGTGCCGGTAGTGGTCATCGAAATCTCGCAGTCTTCTGAGCAATCCCTTTAGGCTGGGCTACAAACTGCTTGCCCTTAGCTTTTCCGGCTCGCTTGGCCTTCGTAGTCGCTGCATACTCTTGCGGGCTGAGAGACTTGATCGCTGCCTCCGGCAGATACCGCTCACCCGTCTTAGATGACGGTTTACCAGACTTTGTAGTCCATTTCTGGGCTGTCCAGTCAGAGAGCGATTTCTGCGGAGCTTTCAATCTCTGTACCCCCCGCCCTTCTCTTTGTACTTCTTGGCTAGCAGCTGTGCTTTTCTCGCGCTCCACTGCCCTGCACCAGTCCCCTGCGTTGCCTGCCCTTTGATCTGATTGAACAAGGCTTTACGCATCCCGGGCTTGGTGTAGTTACCCGCTTCATTGACCTTGGACTTTACCTCGCCACCCTCAGCGTACTCGTAGAACGCCGTGTCATCGCGCCGCTGCTTTCGCTTGGGCCCGGGCATTTTGTTGGGGTTGATCGCCCCCATGCCGCGTGAAGACATCATAGGTAACGGCCCTTGGTCTTACCCCGCTGAGCACAGCCATCCGCACGCTTGGAAGCAGAGCCAACCGACCCGCCTTTGGCGTAGCCAGCTTCTTGGTACGCTTCGTACTCGCGAGCTGCCTCGGGCACGGACTCACGCATTTCTTTTGCGGCCCGGATGTCATCGCGCGCAGACTTCGCCATCGTAGGCATGAAGCGAGACATGATGTCTTTCTCGCCCGCAATACCTTTTTGCATCATCTCGCGTGACCGCGCAAGCTTCGACCGTTCTTTTTCAGTGGGCTTACGGTACGTTGCCATGTCAGCACTTCCCGCCGCCCATCATGCGGACCTGCGTGCCTTTGGTCTTGCCCTTCTTGGCAATACCGTCAGCAGCGCGCGTGTAACCGCCAGCGGCGTACGCTTTGCCGCCGCTCTTCATACCCTTCATCTCGGCCATCTCATGCTTGACCATAGCCTTGGGAGCGCCCTTCTTTTTCATGAAGGCCACTTCTTTACCCATCATTTTCTTGGATTCTTTCATGTCACCACCTCGGTTGAATTTACGGCCC